GCGGTACCATCATAGTCGTCATGACTCGTTGGTCTACCAAAGACCTTGTGGGTAAGCTGTTGAAAAAACAACCCGAAGAACACGCAGATCAGTGGGAGATTGTAGAGTTTCCTGCAATTATGCCTGAATCAGAAGAACCATTGTGGGGAGAATTTTGGAAAAAAGAAGAACTACTTTCGGTTAAAGCATCTTTACCCGTTGGTAAATGGAATGCTCAGTGGATGCAAAACCCAACCGCTGAAGAGGGATCTATTATCAAAAGAGAATGGTGGAACCGTTGGGAAGATGAAGATATTCCACCCTACTCTTATGTAATTATGTCAATGGATACGGCTTATTCTAAAAAAGAAACCGCTGACTATTCTGCAATTACCACATGGGCTATATTTGAACCCGAAGAAGGTTCTGCTGAACAAATCATTCTTTTAGATGCTAAAAAGTTCCGTGTCGATTTTCCTGATTTAAAGAAAATAGCTATGGAAGAGTACAAATATTGGAATCCCGATTGTGTTTTAATTGAAGCAAAAGCAACAGGAACACCGCTTGCTCACGAGCTTAGAAGAATGGGTATACCCATATCTGAATACTCGCCATCAAGAGGTCAAGATAAAATTGCAAGAATGAACTCGGTTGCACCGATATTTGAATCAGGAATGGTTTGGGCACCCGATAGACAGTTTGCCGATGAAGTTATAGAAGAAATGGCTAGCTTCCCATACGGAGATAACGATGACTTAGCCGATAGTGCAACTATGGCTTTGATGCGTTTTAGGCAGGGTGGCTTCGTATCTTTATACGAAGATTACGAAGATGAGGTACAATTACTAAGAAAAAATAGGACTGTTTACTATTAATGGAAAAACAAACTGTTATACATATTACTATCGTCAATGATAGCAAAGAACGGCATGGTGACGAAGGCATACCTGTCGATCAAATGCAGAACGGTTGCCCAATTGCTACACAAGATATTGACATAAATTTAGAAAACAGACAAGAAGCCATAGAAGAATATGGTTATGGACCTCTAAACCCGTACAAAGTAGATCCTGAGTTTTGGCAAGATAAAGCCGATTTATGGAATACTTCAATGGAAAGAACCAAAGGTTCACGCTGTTTAAATTGTGCAGCTTTTAATCAGACCACAAAAATATTAGAATGTATATCAGAGGGAATAGGAACCGAAGGATTAGATGATCCTTGGGATGTCATTGAGGCGGGAGATCTCGGCTATTGTCAATTCCTTAAATTCAAGTGTGCAAGCAAAAGAACTTGCAATGCTTGGGTAAGTGGTGGTCCTATAACCGATGATAAAGTGGAAACATAATATGGCTGTTGAAAAAAGAGATTACACGGATCCAAACCTTAAAAACCTTTCTACAGAGGTAACCGTACCCGTAGAAAAAACTAGACAAGAAGAAATAGAAGATGCTGCTCAAATTCTTATTAATGAAGAAGAACTTCTTATTGATGATGAAATTGAAGAAGTAGAACCTGAACCTGATTTTAATGCTAACTTAGTAGATTTTGTTAGTGACGATGCACTAGAAAGTCTTTCTAGTGATTTATTGCAATCTATTGAATCAGACAAACAATCAAGAGGTGATTGGGAAAAAACTTATGTTGACGGATTGAAATATCTAGGCATGAAGTTTGATGAACAAAGATCAGAACCATTTGAAGGTTCTAGTGGCGTTATTCACCCAATACTAGCCGAAGCAGTAACTCAATTCCAAGCACAAAGCTATAAAGAAATGTTACCAGCTCAAGGACCAGTCAAAACACAAATCATAGGTCAAAGAACTGCTGAAGTAGAAAGTCAAGCAGATAGAGTAAAAGAGTTCATGAATTTTTACATTATGAACATTATGAAAGAATACGATCCTGAATTGGATCAGCTTTTGTTTTATTTACCACTTGCAGGATCTTCTTTTAAGAAAATTTATTTTGATTTTGTTTTAAACAGAGCCGTTGCAAAATTTATTCCACCGCAAGATTTAATTGTTCCTTACGAAGCAACCGATTTATTCTCAGCCGAAAGAATTACTCATGCTATTAGCATGTCAATGAATGAAGTCAAAAAACAACAACTCAGCGGTTTTTATGCTGATATTGATATTCCTGAAAATAGTTATTTAGCCGACAGAAACGAAGTAAATGATGAAGTAGACGATATTCAAGGAATACATCCGTCTTATACCGAACATAGAAATAGAACTATTTATGAAGTGCACACCATCCTTGATCTTGAGGGTTTTGAGGATAAAGATGAAAACGGTGAATCTACAGGATTAAAATTACCTTACATTGTTACTATTGATGAACAATCAGAAAAAGTTTTAGCAATTCGTAGAAACTATAACCCACAAGATCCAATGAAGAACAAGATTAATTATTTTGTTCAGTATAAGTTTTTACCAGGTCTTGGCTTTTACGGTCTAGGCTTATCTCACATGATAGGCGGATTAGCAAAAGCATCTACTTCTATTTTGAGACAGTTGATAGATGCAGGAACTTTAGCAAACTTACCAGCAGGATTTAAGGCTAGGGGGATGAGAATACGGGATGAGGCATCTCCCTTACAGCCTGGTGAATTTCGTGACATTGATACAACAGGCGGTTCTTTAAGAGAAAATTTAATACCGCTTCCAATAAAAGAGCCAAGCCAAGTTTTATATAGTTTGCTTGGTCTATTAGTAGATTCAGGTAAAAGATTTGCTGCTATCGCAGACATGAACATTGGCGATGTTAACCAAGCTATGCCAGTAGGCACAACCGTTGCTCTTTTAGAAAGAGGAACCAAAGTTATGTCAGCGATTCACAAAAGATTGCATTATTCACAAAGACTAGAGTTTGGTTTATTAGCAAAAGTTTTCCAAGAATACTTGCCACCCGAATATGTATTTGAAACAGGATCAGGACCACGAACCATCAAAGGAGAAGATTTTGATGACCGTGTCGATGTAATACCCGTTTCGGATCCAAATATATTTTCACAATCACAAAGGATATCTATGGCTCAGGAATTATTGCAAATGGTGCAATCAAATCCACAAGTGCATGGACCTAATGGAGTTTATGAAGCATACAGAAGAATGTATGCTGCTTTAGGCGTAGATAATATTGAATCATTGATACAGCCACCTGCTGATCCAACCCCACAACCGATTGATGCTGGTTTAGAAAACTCAACTCTTTTGCTTGGTCAACCCGCAACAGCGTTTGCACAACAAAACCATCAAGCACACATAGATGCACATAGGTCTTTATTTTTAACGGGTGTAGTACAACAAAATCCAGCAATACAAGCCATAATTATTGCTCATGTTATGCAACATTTACAATTCCTAGCATCCCAACTATCACAAGAGCAAATACCTCAAGAAGTAAATCAGCGAATTGCAGAGATACAACAACAAATGAATCAAGTATCTCCACAGGAAGCACAACAAATACAACAACAAATACAAATGATTCTTGAGCAATTTAGCTCACCTGTCCTTGCACAATTAACCGCAGAATTTTTACAGTCTATTGGTCAAGGTGGCGAAGAAGATCCATTGGTTGCTATTCGTGCAAAAGAATTAGAGCTTAGAGATAAAGAGCTTGACCTTGATCAACAGCAATTTGAACAAAAACAAGGTCAGCGAATACAAGAAAAATTATTAGAGACTGAAATACAAAAACAAAGAATACAGTCTCAAAAAGATATTGCAGACGATAAATTAGATGTAGCAATCGCAAGGTTGGAACAACAAGCTAATTTAAAACTGTTAGAATTAGAATCTAAACTTAGGAGTTAACATGCCATTATTTAAAGGTAAATCACAAAAAACTATTTCTAAAAATATTAGAAAGCTCAAAGGCGAAGGCAAACCTCAAAAACAAGCGGTTGCTATGTCTTTACAATCTGCTGGCGTAAAAAAAATGGTTACAGGAGGAGCAGTTGCTGGTAAAGTAAAACCTTACCCAAAACCTGCACAGCCTAAAACTGTAAAAGCTAGAGGACAGGGAGCAGCAACTAAAGGGTACGATTTTAAAATAACTTATTAATGAGTGAAATAGATTTAGCCGATGCAATAAAAAAAGGCATCGAGCAACGGAGAGAGCAAATTAAAGACACCCTTATGTCAGGTGGTATTAAAGACATGGATCAGTATAAATACTTGCAAGGCGAGTTGACTGCTTTATACTATGTCGAAAGCGAATTAAAAGATTATTTTGGGGAAAATAAATGACGAAGTCAGCAAAAAAAGAAGTTGAAGTTTCTAAAATAGAAGATGCGTATATTGATGCATCAAAAAAAATTTTAGATCCCACCTTATTAGACAAATCACTTTTGGAAAGAATGCCACAACCCACTGGTTGGAGAATGTTGGTATTACCATACAAGGGCAAAGGCGTAACAGAAGGCGGTATAGTCTTAACCAAAGAAACTGTAGATAAAGAAGCGTTAGCTACAGTTGTTGCCTATGTGGTTAAGCAAGGACCTCTTTGTTATGATAATAAAGAGAAGTACGGGAAGCCGTGGTGCCAAGAAAAACAATGGGTTTTAATTGGTCGTTATGCTGGAGCACGCTTCAAATTAGATGGGGGCGAAGAGGTCAGAATCATAAATGATGACGATGTTATCGCTACAATACTAGATCCTGATGATATAGTGAGTTTATAATATGGATAATATGGAAGTTACACAAAACGAAAATATCAATATTGATGACGATATTGATGTTCAAATTGAAGATCAAACCACTGAAGGTGTTAAAGCATCTCAAGAAGATGAATTAGAAAAGTACACTAAGTCGGTTTCAAAACGAGTAAACAAATTAAATGATAGAATAAAGCAGGAAGCTGAAAGAGCTGCTTGGCTTGAACAACAGTTATTACAAAAAGAACAACAGGTTCAAGCTCTAGCATCTAAAACTGCTGAACTAAACACTAATTTGTTTGCTAAAGAAGAAGAATCCCTAGCAAGCAAAGAAAGAGAAGCTGATCAACTGTATAGAAGAGCAGTTGAATCAAGTGATGCTGAATTACTTTCAAAGGCTGATTCTTTAAAAAGTGATATTGCTATTCAGAAAGAAAAAATTCGTTTAGCAAAACAAAGACAAGAACAACTTAAAGCACAACCTGCTCAACAACAACAGCAGCAAGTGCAATACCAGCAACAACCACAACAACAAGTGGTTGAGCCAACGCAAGAGGCTTTGGGTTGGTATGAAAATAATAAGTGGTACGGAGATTCGTCTGATCCACAAAATGCACAAGCAACACAATTTGCTTATTTTACGCATTTTAATTTGGTGAATGAGGGTTTTGAACCTGATTCAGACGATTACTACGATGAACTTAATAGTAGAGTTTATAAAGTTTACCCACACCTACAACAAGGTGGGGTAGTCGGAAAAAGTGAGGACAAACCCGCTGTGCAAAGAGTTGCCTCCGCTTCCGTTGGAAGTCGACAACAAACACAAGGAAGAAAGAACGGTGTGACATTTAGTAAGTCTGAAATCGAAAGGCTTCGTGGCTTGAAACCTTACAATATGAGTGAGGATCAGTGGCTAAAAAGAGTCGCAAAAGAAAAACTAAAGGCACAACAAAAAGGAGCATAAAATGTCAGGCACTAAAGATACATTAAGAGCAGGTCGTGATTCCGAGATGCACGATAAAAATACTCGAAGAAAACCATGGAGACCAGTACGAAAACTTGAGACTCCTCCACCCCCAGCTGGTTATGAATACCGTTGGATTAGGGAGAGTATTCTAGGTCAGGAAGATAGAAACAATGTTAGCTATAGGCTAAGAGAAGGTTGGGAGCTTGTAAGAGCTGAAGAATTACCAGCTGAGTTTGCTCTTCCAGCACTAGAGTCAGGTAGACATGCTGGAGTCGTATATAATGAAGGATTACTATTGGCGAAAATACCCGTAGAAACTATCGAAGAGAGAAGATCTTACTATGAGGGTAAAACCTCAGAAAGAAGTGATGCTCTTGACAACACTTTATATAAAGATTCAGTCAGAGATAGAAGATATGTTAAGTATGACTCCAAAAGAGAATCTTCAGTACGATTCGGAAAAAACTAATTAAGTAATTAAATTTACGGAGAAATATAAAATGGCGAATAAAGACGCAGCATTTGGTCTTAAGCCAGTTCGTATGATGGGCGGTTCACCTTACTCGGGTGGACAGAGCCGTTACAGAATTGCTAATAATTTGAGTGGTAAAATCTTCCAAGGTGACTTAGTAAAACAAGTCACTGGCGGTGGCATCGAAAGAGCTGCTGCGGGTAGCACCGTTCCAGTTGTTGGCGTTTTTAACGGTTGTCAATATACTGATCCCACTTCAGGCGAACAGGTCTATAAGAACTATTACCCAGGCAGCATTGCTGCCAGTGACATCATTGCTTTTGTTATTGACGACAAAAATGTTGTCTTTGAAGTACAAGCAGACGACACTTTCCCAGTGGCAGACTTGTTTGGAAACTTTGACATTGTCGATCAAGCAACAACAGGCGATGTTTACAGTGGGAGATCTAATGTAGAATTAGATGTAACAACTGGTGCAACCACCACGACATTACCTCTAAAAGCTATTGACATCTCTCAAGATCCTGAAAACGATGATGTAGCATCTGCAAATACTAATGTACTTTGCGTGATACAAAATCACATTATGGGCGTTAGCTCAGGAGGATTAGCATAATGGCGATATCAAGAGCACAATTAGCTAAAGAACTAGAACCAGGTCTTAACGCAATTTTCGGCTTATCTTATGACCAATACTCTAAAGAGTACGAGGAAATTTTTGCAGTCGAAAATTCACAAAGAGCTTTTGAAGAAGAAGTTCTTGTAACAGGATTTGGTGCAGCACCAAGTAAAACCGAAGGTCAAGGCGTTAGCTTTGATAACTCTTCAGAGAGCTATGTTTCAAGGTACAACCACGAAACAATTGCATTAGCATTCTCTCTAACTGAAGAAGCTATTGAAGATAACCTTTATGATTCTTTGGGTAGAAGATATACAACAGCACTTGCTAAATCAATGGCTCATACCAAAGAAGTAAAAGGTGCCGATGTGTTGAACAACGCTTTCTCATCTTCCTTTACTGGAGGAGATGGCGTTTCTCTAATTAACACTTCTCACCCGCTTGCAGGCGGTGGGACAGCTGCTAACAGAGCAACCACAATGGCTGACCTTAATGAAACTTCATTGGAAGATGCATTGATTGATATATCAACTTTCCAAGATGACAGAGGTCTTACTATTTCTGTACAAGCTACAAAATTAATTGTGCCACCACAATTAGTATTTGTTGCTGACAGAATCTTGAACTCACCTCTAAGATCAGGAACTGCTGATAATGATGTTAACGCTATTAGAAACACTGGGGTATTACCTGGTGGTTATATAGTTAACCATTATCTCAACGATCCTGATGCTTTCTTCTTGCTTACTGATATTACAGAGCAAGGCGAAGGTCTTAAGATGTTCCAAAGAACAGCAATGGAAACATCTATGGAGCCTGAGTTCACCACTGGAAACCTTAGATACAAGGCTAGAGAAAGATACAGCTTCGGTTGGTCTAACTGGAGAGGTATCTACGGATCTCAAGGTGCGTAAAATCTTTCATTGAAAGTAAAAAGGGGAGCTTATGCTCCCCTTCTTTTTTTTTAGCCAAAAACCAAAATCTGTTATACTTTACGAAACCGAGAATAACCGTTGCATCAACTGACTCGGCAGACTTACTCCAAGATGATGCGACAATTAGTTAGGAGAAATAAATGGCTAATACATCTTTTACAGGAGTTGTAAGATCTTATGGCGGTGGCTCTAAAGGTTCCGTAACACCAGGCGTGGTAACACAAAGTGTAACGATTTCTTTTGATCCAACAGCTACAGGAGCTACAGCAGTAAAAATTGGAACATCTTCATCTACAGGTCAAAACTTTGTTTTACCAGCTGGTGCTGTTCCTGTCTCACTATTATCTTTAGGCGGAACTACAGGTGGTACAAACCCAACTGTTGATATTGGTTCTTCAGCTGATCCTGATGGATTCTTCAATGAAGTAGATGCTGATACTAAAGGTACTTTAAAGGGTGCCGATGGAGCTTTGGTTGATGGTGACGGTATTGCAGCAGATACAACTGTTACAGGTAATGTAGGAGCTTCTGCTGGAACAGGTGGCACATTCACAGGTGTCTTTACTTATGTCATATATAACGATGGCGTAGAGTAAGGAGACTGAATTATGTCATACGGCAGAATAACAGGCTCAGATGTTAAAACGGCAAGCACCACCACTGCAACAGCAGGTGGTGCAGCTTTAACATCAAACCGATCAAGACTTAGAGGTTATATCATTGCTGGCGGTGCCTCCGATGGAACCGTTACTTTTAGAGACGGTTCTGCTACTGGAGCTATTCAGTTAATTGCACCTTGCAATGCTAACGACACGGAAACTTTAAATATTCCTGATTCAGGCGTTTTATTTGAAAGCGGAATCCATGTCATACTTTCTAATATAGATCGAGTAACAATATTCCATTCATAGAATGACTAGAGAGGTCTCATCCATTTCCCGCTTTGGAAGGGATGAGCCTTTTGAATTACAGGTAGCAAGAGGGCAAATTGCTTATCACGAAAGCGTACACAAGTTTGGCTTTAATTCTTCTGTCGACACCACTTTAGCAACAGTATGGCTTCAAGGTGGTTTATATTCATATTTAGGTTCAGCTTCAACTCTTTATATATCTAGCTCTTCTGCTAATGATACAGCAGCAGGCACTGGTGCAAGAACTGTAACCGTTAGTGGGCTAGACAATAATTTTGATTTTAAAGCAGAAACCGTAGGTTTAAATGGTCAAACAGGCGTTGAATTAAATGGCAGCACTTGGTTTAGAGTTAATAGAATTGTGGTAAATACTGCGGGTAGTGGCGGTGCTAACGCAGGTGTTTTATATGTAGGAACAGAAGCAACACCTTCAGGTGGAGTGCCTACCAATAAATACGCTACAGTAGATATAGGCGACAATCAAACTCTAATGATGATCTATACTATACCTAGAGGATATACTGGTTATGTTACTCAAAAAGATGTATCGGCATCTTCTTCAGCAGGCAAGTTCGCAATTTTAAGTTTAGTAGCTAGACCTTTTGGCGGTGTTTTTAATGTAAAAGACAGAGTTTTATCAAGTTCAGGATATAGTACGATTGAATATCCTTACCCTTTAAAGTTTACAGAAAAAACCGATATAGAAATTAGAGCTAAAGCAGACTCAGCAGGCGGAACAGTTACCGTTTCTGCTGCTTTGGATATATTATTAATACAAAATAGACCTTATCCTGAATAATTATGGCTGAAAGAAAAAGAGCAAAGCCAATACAAAGAACAACAACAGGTAAGGGTGCTAATTATAGACCTACTAAGTCTGGTGCTGGTATGACCAAAAAAGGTGTAGCAGCTTATAGAAGAAAAAATCCAGGCTCTAAATTACAGACTGCTGTAACAGAAAAAAATCCAACTGGTAAAAGAGCTGCTAGAAGAAAGTCTTATTGCGCAAGATCCGAA